AAGCGACCCTAATTGAATAGAATCGCTTTTTCTTTATTATAACTTAAGAAAGAGAACAGAAGTACCGGCTTATGTTTTTATAGTTGGTCCCTGTTTTCACTTTATTATTAATCGGATCAAGTACCAATGAATAATTATGATATTGCCAACCAACATCCCTCCCACTACATGCAACGAGCATTCCTTTGAAGGTTTGCGTGCATGAACTATTCATGACTAACTTTGAATAAGAATAATTTATACCGTCCATAGGAACGATTACATTGACGGTCTGAATTGCTATACCTACGTCAATGTTTCCGCATTGGATGAAATGACAAGGTGTAGACCTGTCTAAGCTTTTAGCTTGTGATTGCATCGCAAACAATCCAATCAAAGCAAGTAAAATGAAAATGAATCGTTTCATAATTTTATTGGATTTTATAAAGCCCGTCCAAGGCTTTTTATTTGTTTATGCGTAATAAACTGTTTTACATCCGCAACATTTCTTTGCTTTCTTTCCGGATCCACACTTGCACAAATCATTCCGGTTGATTGTTTTTGCTTCCAATGGAACACCTGTTCCAAGTACAATGCCCTGTGCGTGCTTTATTACCTTGTAATTAGCTTTAGTACTCATTACTTCTCCATATCAAAGGTTGGGTCTTTTGCAAGCTCAACAATGTGAGATCGGTATTCCGGTGTCATGTCTGAACCTTCACCATGTTCTTTGACGTACTTTTCAGTAGCTCCTGAAAACGTTTTGATACCTGCAGCACCTCCAAGTTTATCACTTCCGCCCCTACCACCTTCTTGTACTGAATCCAACCATTTGCGAGATTCAAAAAGTTTAGTGATACCGTCCTGCATCGGAAGTAAGTCTTGAGTCTTGCTATCCCGTAAGATTTCGCCATTCAGTTTGATTGCCATCTTGCCATCTACTTCCTCAATAGAACTTTGAATGAGTGAAATATATTCAGAATCATTCAAGGTGTTTAACCGGGACTTTGGTAGCATGCTTAAAAGGTTCGCATTACGTTCAAAGGTTTTCTTTTCTCCTTCGATTGCTATAATCTTACCTTCTAAATCAGTCTTATCTTTTTGCAGTGCCAGGATTTGACCTTGCAAGCCTTCGTCTCCTTTCCCTTGAGAGAGGGTCAACGCTTCGATAATCTTACTTGTCTCGTCTTTTTTAGTAACGTCTTTCAGATTATATTTTTCAATGATAGTTTTGTGGGCTATTTCAAAACCTGCAGTCTTGCCTTCAATAATCCCGGCTTTCTTACCTTCCTCAATTTTATTGTTGTCACGGGCTAAAATCGTTTCATCTGTAAAGAATGAACCTATCGGGATAGTAACAATGGATTCCGTTTCTGATTTAAAGCCGGCTTCCAACTGAGCGACATCAAAACCTAATGCCTTCAATTTGTCTTTGTCTTCCTGTTTCAGCATCTTAATAGTTGATTAAGGATTCAACAAGATAATAAACAGAACTATCCGGATGATTGTTAGTATTCCAGATTTGAGCGTTCATGCGAACAGCTGAGGCAACCTCTATGCGTGTTTTTGCAAGTGGTTTCTCTTTGATAAGTCTAAGACCTACCATGTACTGAACTGCCACGGCATCGGAGTTCAATTTTTTACGGAAACAACCTACGGCATTAACCTTTAAATAATCCGTTAGAACATTACCGCTTAACTTTGCGGCTTCTTTCTGGTATTCCTTCCAATTTTCTGATTCAGTGTAAACGGTTCGACCGTCTTCATCTTCTTCAGAGAACAAGTCCAGCAAATCAAACTTAACACCGCCTTGTGCCCTTGTTTTAATCGCTTCAATAATTTCGGGTATTTCCTTTTCAGGATCATAACCGGCTTCAATAAGTTTTTCAGAAAGTAATTCATCCTCTGCAAACATTGCAAATTCTTTCACTGCTTTTTCTTTTCTTTTCGCATTCATATTTTTGATTGTTTATAATAGACCGGAACATCCGGAGAATTTTTATTGACCGTTATTTAATACTTTGATTCCAATATCTTTGACCAAGGGATTAGAGACGGGTGTAACCGCTTTTAATACTTTCGTAGTTGCAAAAGTTGTTAGTAACCCCTTTAAGGTAGATACATCTTTTGAAAACAGAATATCATTACCAAGCGAGCTATACCATTCAGGAAAGAAGACCTTCTCTTTCATAGTTTGATCATCGAGGTTCAAGGCTAAGCATTCAACAGCTGTGTAATGGATAAAAGGTTCTACCTCCATCATTTTAAGGGCTACCGCTAACTCAATGGGGTTATTTTGATAGTTGCTTCTTAGATACCTTTCCAGGTAATCATTCAAAATGTATTGAGGGCTCCCCTTTAGCTTGTATTCTAAATACTGGACATAGATCTGATCAGTTGATTCCAGGATATAATCATGTCCATATTTGATGGTTGCTTTGAACTTTTCTCCAAATAAAGCTATCCCTACGAAATCAACTACTTTATTCTCGAACTTCTCAGCCCATTCTGCTGTGCGTTCAAGTCGTGCATAAACAGGCTGTAGGTTCGTCATAGTCTTAGTTGCTGTTTCCTGAAGCGTGGTACCCAAATTCGCACCCTTACTGAATTTTCGGTTATCAGTGCCCCAATAGCAGTCCATCATTAGGTTCTCTAAGTCGCTCAAAGAATCATCTTGTTTGTCCCATGTTGTGATGGGTGGTGTTACATATCCGAATATGTTAGCAACATTCATAGAGCTATTCTCAACGAGCATTTCGAGCGGGATAACGATCGTATCGGAGACACTTGTTATCTTCTTTCTTCCTGTTCCGTTACAGTCCTGACAGATTACGCCGCCTATATAGCCATCCGTACACTTAGGGCATTTCATTGCAGGCTCGTAATGTTTCGGGAATCCGTGGAACTTCTTAGTAAGATCTCTTACCGATCGGTCATATTGATATACCTCTGCAAGCTCTATGATCTTATCAAGTTTTGAAACGAAACGTTGTGTATTTTTTATGTAAGGGATATCAGAGAATATGATTCCCGGGCATTTCCCAAACTTATGGTCAAAAGTCATCTTCTTTCCATCCTCTTTTAACTCGACCAACGAAATAACATTATTTTCTTTTTTGAATATATAATCAGATGTTTCATCAACGAAACGAAAGTATTTTGATTGATCGTTCGGTTTTAGTTTCTCAAATTCTACATCGGGTACCTCGAAATCATCGGCCTCTTTATTGGTAAGAGTAAAACAAACATAATCCAATGACTGACCGTTAGAATGATAGTCATAAACAGATTTAATGCTCTTATAAGTAGGATAGGGATTACCTGTTGAGTCCTTTTCGATAAAACAAACGCCCATGGGATCTATCTCATAGGCCCTATTGGCAAACTCTTTTATCCAGGAACGCAAATTCATTCCCATTCTCAAGTTGTCAATAGTTATATTGATTTTCTTTTGCTGGTCCTCAGTAATCCCCTCATAGATACATGAACCTCCGCGGGCATTAAAGACCATTTCTTCTTTCTGAAGTATCCGGCCAATCAGATCCTTGTTAGAAGTTGTTTTCTTTCGTTCCTTATGAATCTCTTTTGTCTCGAAGTATTCGTTTCGTTTAAAGAAATCATCCAAGTTCTCACCTGAAATACATTTATCTAAACGTTCGTTTAGTTCAACACCGTAAGAAATGTTTTCCTTATTCGGGTTGCATTTTATAATTTCAATGATTTCAGTTAATTCCATGGTCTTTATTTTAGTTCAGCAAAATTATAAGGTATTGAAATTGGTTGAGGTTGTTTTTAACTTTTTAACTATTTAAGCCTGTTTGATCGTGATTTGAAAGCCCTATCTATGCAGCCTGCTATCCACCCTGTCAGGTAAGCATAAGCCTCATTGCAGTCTATAAAGTTTTGCCCCACAATACCTAACTGTTCACATATGTAATCAGATGCATGTACGGATTCATGCGTTATATTTTGGGTAGTAGCGTATTTTTTAGAGCGAAAAGCAACTACACAGCCCATGTATCCGGTTTCTTTTTCAATGACAGGAATAACAGTTCCGACCGAATCATCACACATTATTTCAGCATTTTTATATACTGGTTCAAATCTATCTGTAATAACTTTTTTATCCCATCCAACACACACCCATAATGTTCGTGGATATATCATTGGATCAAATTCATGTATAATTGCTTTCTTCATGTTAATGATCGTTCATGTGCTTGTCTGTTACACTACAACCAAGACAATATCCTGAATAGAATATTATAATCGAGATAACTACTACTGCAATTATTTTAATTGCTAAAATTGGTATAAACATATCTTTATTTTTAACCGTAAATATCAAAACTTTTCTTTCCTAATTTATCAACAATGACGTAGCCTAATGCGTCTAAAGCGTGATTAAAGTCATCTATTGGCTCGTCGGTATAATTCCCGTACTTATCCTGGGCGTAACACCAATTAGCAGACTCAGTCCAAAGTTCCGTGCTTTCCTCCACGAAGTAAAGCTGTAGCCCTGTCATCAATGATATTCGATTCTTTAACCCCCCGGCCTTTGAGCATTCGACAACAAAATAACCGTGAAGAATAGACGGGAACTTCAACCGATCTGATTCAGATATTTCATCGAATTTAAAACCTCCCTTTAATTTCTTTATAGCGTCCTTGTCAGCGTGATCCGCTACTATCCTATCGCTTGCTTTGAATCCTAATGTGTGATAGATCTTAGCAAGTCCTAAAGCTGGAAGAGGTTTGTAATTAAGTAATCTTACATATGCTTTCCCTTTATCGAATTTAACCCCGACAAGGGCCGCCGGTGAAGCTGTTCCAAAATCCTGTCCAAACGTTTCTTTAATTGGTAACGCTAAATAATCCTTAATCGATATCGGTTTGATCTTCGTTAAGATTTGACCCTTTCGCCCTGTTGATGCAAGTCCTAAAATAGCCGTTCGATAATAATGTAAATCATAATTGACTGATTCAGGATCCCCATATGATCTATATTGGGCTACAATGTTATCCGGCAAAAACTTATTATCCGTATAATTTGACTGAATGCAAACAAAACCTTTTAATGTTTTAGGTGATATCTCATAATATCCATCCTCGACTAATTTTATATTGAAATATCGCTTAATAATCCAATGCCTAATGTCTGGGGTATTCAGGATAATAATAATTAAACTGCCATCCTTCCTGAGTGAGTCACTGAAGGTATTGAACTTTGATACATCCCTGACGTCTTCAGCCTCTTCAATAACCGCTATGTCAATTTGTGATACCCCCTTGAGGTTCGCTCTCTTTTGATTATCCGATGCCCTGAATCCTTTTGTAAATACAGACATTTCACCAGTCTTCTTGCTTTTGATCCCGCTTTCCTGGACTTCATAGAATTGATCTAAAAAGCCGTTCTCGTTGGCCGTTGCATATCGCTGTTTTATTTCGGAAAGAATGGATTCTTTGATCTGTTCTTTTTCATCCCGAAGGATAACACAGCGTTTTTCTTTGATTGTAGACTGGTAAGCAATGTATTTGCTTGCTTCATACGTTTTTGCGCCTCCACGACCGCCGATAAGAATTACAATCCTGGTCCCTGCTGGCAAATCATATAAGATTTTGAACTTATCAATACATTCTACTATTGCCATTTTGATAGTGAAATACGCAATTTTATTGCTTTTGTTTTTATAAGTCCCGGGAGAGTTTATAAAGAGTTGGGAGATATCGTTTCTTTTTGATTCCTTTTTGATTATCTGAATACCGTTTCAATATCGGAAAGATTGATATTTGTTTTAACCTCAATCTTAGAAGGTGCATCAAACCCTAATATCTTACTCAGGCTATCCAAGCTCTTTTGTTTATCGTAAAGCTTTAGTTTAACCCATTCCTCGACAATTGCCTCGCCGTCCTTGTTGATAATTCGGGACTCTTTCGTTTGAATCTCTGCAATACAAGACTTTTCAGCATTTGTTAAGTTCTCAAAGTCTTTCAAGGTCATCCAACCATCCTTAAAATTGGCAAAACTTGAAAAAGCAATCTTTGAATGTTCATTGATAATTTTTAATGCTGATATCCCGGCTGTTTCGGCCAGATTATTTTGCATTTCTGCAATTCTTGACTTAATCTCAACTTTTATCAAGTTCTGTCTTCCAATTTCAGCTGCACACTTAGAAGAATATCCTGAGCGGATGGCTGCTTGAGTAGCGTTAAAATCAACACAGTACTCATAACAGAATCGTTCCTGTTTAGCTGTTAGCTTAATATCTTTAACTTCTTCCATATCAATTTAAACTATGTTGAATTATCCCTATAATAAAGGTAATGAGAACTACCGCAATCCAAAAGATACCGTTTAAAAAACCAACTATTAGCAGATTCCTTACGAACTTATTCTTTATATCACCTACTTTCATACCCTTACAAAATAAAGTGATTCATTACTTGCATTATCCTTATCATGACAACAGCATGCAGGCCTCCATGGGTTACCGGCCCAGCAGTCAAATGGAACGGAAGAGAAAGCGCACAACGAGCAAGGCAGTACGGTTTTTTCATAATCGAATGATTTATTTTTCTTTTTGTCTTTGTGAACCAGGTACAAATCTGCTACTCTCTG